AACAGTTGGAGAAATTGGAGATGGTTTTATCGTTCAGTTCGCAGCAGATGGAGCAGTAATTAAAGCTAACAATGGTATTACAGCATTAGGAGCAGCAACTACTGAAGCAAACGTTGAGGCTCATTTAAAAGCAGCTTTAAACGCTATTCCTGTATCTCTAAGAAAGAAAGATGTACAAGTATTAGTATCTTCTAACGTATTTCAAGCATATACATTCTATTTAATATCTAAAGGTATTTCTTGGAACGGAACTGCTGACGATAAGACTGCTAAATTTGGACGTTATAACTTAGTAGAAATTCAAGGTTTACCTGATAATACTATTATCGCTGCAGAACAAAAGAATCTTGTATTTGCTACAGGTTTAAGTTCAGACTTTAATGTAGTAGCTTTAGAAGATGAAGATTCTATCGGACTATTGACTGGAAACGTAAGAGGAAAAATCGTTTATACTGCAGGAGTTGGGTATTACAACTCTAATGAAGTTGTTTGGTTACTTACAACAACAGCATAATTATTAACCTAAACAAACGCTATCGGTTAATAGCTGATAGCGAATGTTTTACTAAAAATTTAAACTTATGTCGTGCGATATTTCAGCTGGGAGAATTAGACCCTGTAAGGACAATTTAGGAGGTAACTCAACCCTATATTTATATAACGAGTTAGCAGACCCATTTACGGTCGTTGCAGGAGAAGCAACAGCAATGAATGTGTCGTTAACTGCAAACTATAAATTTGAGTTAGAAGGAGATTTAAATACCTTCGAACAATCAATGGAAGCATCGAGAGATACGTTTTCAAGAGTTAATACTCAAACAGCTACTTTTGTTTTTAAAGTACCTGATGCAGCAACTAATGCTCAATTCAATTTGATGGTAGCAGGATTTGTTCAAGGAGTATTAGAAGATAGAAACGGAAACTTTTGGGCAATAGGAAGCGATGATGGTTTTGACTTTACGGTAGTACATTCTACGGGAGGTGCAAAATCTGATGGTAATTTATATACTATTACAGGTGTAGCAACTACTAATGAATTAGCTCCTATATTAGATTCTTCTACGGTTACAGCTTTCAAAGCAGTTACAGTATAGAATTATATTACTTTTAATTAAAAACCTCTTACGTTGATTCGTAGGGGGTTTTTTTATTAGATGTAACAAAAAACGACATTAAACGTTTATATTATATGGTAATCGACCCAAGCAATTCAATACATACTTTAAGCGTAGTACCTCGCTTTTATCCGACTAATAGTTTAGTAGTTGCATTGTATAACGAAACAACAAACGTTACTGCAACTCCATCTGCTACGTACGTAATAACTAACGGAAAGTTAAATATTACTTTTACATTTACTTTTGTAGAAAACGATAGGCATCAGTTAAAAGTAACGGAAGGAACGGAAGTAGTTTATCGAGGTAAAACATTAACAACATCACAAGAGCCACAAGAATTTAAATTAACTAATGGCTTATATACTTATTCATAATGGCAGATATTAAACTAATACAATTATCTAATTATGTACGACCTGACGTAGTAGAAAATACTTCTATGGATTGGGTTTTAAATGGTAGGAATAATTCTTTTTATCAATACATAATAGATAGACATAACGGTTCGGTAACAAATGCGAGTATAAATAACTCATATATAGATTTAATTTACGGTAGAGGATTAGGATTTACTAACGGAGCGAGAGGCGTAAGAGATTGGGCAAAGCTTCAAACTATATTAAGACCTAAAGAGTTGCGTAAAATTATATCAGACTTTCAAATCTTCGGAGAGTTTACAATGCAGGTTATCAAAACTAAAGGAGGCGATTTATCTACAATAGAACATATAGCAAAAGAAAGCGTTGTACCAAGTATTCAAAATGAAGATGGCGAAATAGAACATTATTGGTTCTCAAGAAATTGGGCAAAATGGCAACAAAATAAACCTGAAGAGTTTTCAGCGTTTGGAACTTCAAAAGATGCTATTGAGATTTACTGCGGTAAACCTTACAAAGTAGGTAAAGTATATTTCAGCGACCCCGACTATATTGGGGCAATGACTTATATGGAAATGGAAGAGGAAATAGCAAACGGTAATATTAGCTATATCAAAAACGGTCTATCAGCAGGTTACGTTATAAATATTCCAGACGGAATGAGCTTAACTCCCGAACAAAAAGATAAGATAGAAAGAGATATACGTAGAAAACTAACGGGAAGTTCTAACTCGGGAACTTTTATATTAAATTTCTCAGGTAGAGACCAAGAGCCTATAACGGTAACGGTCTTTCCTGTAGCTGATAATATCCATAAGCAATGGCAATGGTTATCTGAGGAAGCAACTCAAAAGATACTTACAAGTCATAGAGCAACAAGTCCAGCTTTAGTTGGTATTATATCTTCAAGCGGTTTTAGTAATACTGCTGATGAAATGGATATGGCAGAACAACAATTATTAAAGCGAGTTATTAAGCCTAAACAAGACTTCGTTATAGACGCTTTAGAGGACGTTTTATTAGCTTACGGTATTAGTTTAGATTTATATTTTAAACCGTTAACAGAGATAGTAGAAGAGCCTTTAGAAGAGCCTATTGTATTATCTAATCATTGTAATTGCAATTCTGATTCAAACGATGACGAAATGTTTAAGATATTAGATTCTTACGCTTTAGATATGTCAACGGATTACGATTTAACCGATGGTACTGAATATGATTTACAATTATCAGCAAATCAAACAAGCGAACAAGATACAAAACTTTGGAAAATAAGATATGCTTTTACTAAAGGGACAAGTAGAACGCCAATAGGTAAGTCAAGGTCATTTTGTAATAGAATGGTATCTTTAGAATCATCTGGGAAAGTATATAGAAAAGAAGATATAGAGTTAATGAGTTCTCAAGGCGTAAACGGTAAGTTTGCTCATAGCGGAGGTAAATACGATATTTTCTTATACGGTGGCGGTGTAAACTGTTATCATCGTTGGGAACGTAGAATATTTAAAAAGAAATTAAACGAAGATGGTACTCCTAAAAAGGGTGGTGCTATGGCTTCAACTACAGAGGTAAACGTAAACGAAGCAAAACGACAAGGAGCTAAGATACCTAAGAATAGTCCTGATGTAGCAATAGCAGAAATTACTAAACCTAATAACGGACGATACTAATGGCAACTTTATTATTTATAACCCCAACAGAACTCGCTCAGACTACAATCATTGGCGGAACGGTAGATTTTGACAAGTATCAAATGAATATAGAGAACGTTATGATAACGGTTATTGAGCCGTTGTTAGGAACAGAACTATATGATAAGATAGTCGCAGATATATTAGCTAATACGTTAACGGGTTTATATCAAACGTTATTTGACGACTACGTTAAGCCTATTACAAAGAATCAAGCTTGTGCTGAGTATATTACAGTATCGGGTTTTATGATTACAAACGGAGGAGCATTCAAGCATACTTCAGAGGATAGCGAGTTAATGGATAAAGACGAAAAGGCTTTAGTATCTACTATTTATAGTTCAAAAGCTGATACATATATACAACGCTTTGAGAAATGGATATGTAAGAATCCTTTAACGGAATATAAGACATCTCAAGACGATGTTAACGCAAGAGATATAAGCTTAACGGCTGGATGGTACTTTGGTAGAGAAACTCCTAAATTATATGAATAGTATAACTCAAAATATAGGTAGAATCAATAGAAGCTTACTCGGAGGTATAAGTAAAGTATATTTATTCCCCTACGTTAAGTATTCTCGTAGTCAAATAGTACTAAATGAGCAAGTATTAACGTCTTTCCCCGCAACAACTACCTTTGATTGGATAGGAATTAACCCTACATTCAATGAAACGACTGAAGTAATAGGCGGAGATATAGGTTGGAATCAAAGTTTATCATTTGATATCCCTAAAATGTACTCAACTCAAGAAGTTTATAAGCTTGTTAAGCAGTATTATAGAGTTATTTACGTAGATAGATTAGGTAATATTAGAATATTAGGCTTATATAACGGCTTAGATTCGCAATTAACTCAAGAATCAGGCTCAGATAAAGCAAGTTTAAACGGTTATAGAGTTACTATGACGGGCAAGGAGGATAATCAAGCGTATTATTTAGACAATTTAAACGATTTTACGGTAACAACTAACAATAATTACGTATTCCAAGACGGATGTAACTATATATTTCAAGACGGCAACAACTTCATATTCAATTAAAACAAAATAAAATGGCATTTAAAATTTATCAAGACTCAGTAACAAAGGAATTAGTAATAGATAACGGTATCGAATACAGATATCCTGCGTTTTCAGAGATACAAAGACAACAATACGGAGACTTTTTAATACTAAAAACAGTATCGGGAGTTCCTTTATTAGACAAAACGATATATTCAGATTTAACAAACTCTTCTGGAACGGCGTATGCGAGTTTCGCTGCTTTAAAGACTGCTTTAGACGGGTACTTTGATTCAACGATATAATGATTAGATATACGAGCAGACGTAGAAAGATGATGATGTTGTTCTTTAGCCTATCAGAATTGGCAAGGAATTTCGTTACAAGAGTAGAAGCCGATGGAGGTGTAGTTGAATCTGCGTCTTGTATCGACAAAGCAAATTTAACATAAATATAAAACAATGGCAATACCGAGCATAGCCTTAATCCCAACGGGGACAAAAGCAGGAACATTATACAGCGTACTTCCCGAAGATGGGAGTGGCGACTTCACAGTAGTACGTGCAACAACAGCTACGAGAGTAAACGAAAACGGATTAATAGAATCGGTAGCTAATAACGTACCAAGATTAGATTATACAGATGGAGGTTGCCCCGTATTGCTTACAGAGCCTCAGAGTACTAATTTGGTTACTTATAGTGAGGATTTTAGTAATGCAGCTTGGATAAAGACAGGAGTAACTGCAATAGCACCTGTTGTAACTTCAAATTTTATCATTTCTCCTGATGGAACACAAAATGCAGACAAAATTGTTTTTCCTATTGTTTCAAGTGGTAGGTCAATATTATACTTTCCAATAACTACCGTTGTTTCTTCATATTCTAATTCAATATATCTTAAGGGTGAGTTGGGTGGAGAGAAAGTATGGTTAATGAATACTAAAAATGGTGTTGACTATTTTAAAGTAGAATGTGTTTTAACAACTGATTGGAAAAGTTTTTCTTATAGC